CTTCTGTTAATAAGTGTCCTCTCTTTGAATTGTATCTCATATAGTTGATAACCATTCTCTCTAAGCTTGATTGTTTCACTGGACTAAAACATTTGAAAGATCTATCCCTTGTTGATAATGATTCAATGTTCTGTGATAATGAAACTGCATCTCTAAATAATACTGAATTATCTAACAGTGTTGTTTTATGTGTGTCTCTTAGCCAAGGATATATTTCTTTATATGTTTTGAAACTTTCCTTGATAAGGGATTTATTATGAGGTACGTTTAGACCAAACCATATGCTTTTAACACACTCCTTCAAAGATATATTTAATCCTAGTGTTATTGAGCTGAAGTCAAATCTTGATCTTTTCCTTGACAAATCATACGATTTGATATAAATCCTCTCTTTGTCCTCATTAATTAAACTCAAGATTGAATTGTAAATTATGTTATCAGGAAATAATATTCTTGAAAAATCTTCTATGTTTTTTAATTCTTTAAATTCATTTATTAGTGAAAAGATATTACATGATATGTATTTATCACCTTTTCTATATTTCATTATTGGTTCTCTCAATAGTAATTGAGATGCTACGAAAGTCTTAGATGTGTTATCATATATAAATCCTAGCTCAGAATCTGAATATTTCCCTTTAAAATGTAATAATCTCTCCATCTCTTCTCTTGACTCAGGATCTCTATACAATAATTCTGGATTTGCACACAAATCTTCCCTTGTGTCTTTGAACTTCTTTAAAAATGAAAAGTACCTTTCTGATTTGGTTATTCTAAAATCAATATCAGGCCCAATTAATCCATCAGCTCCCATTGATGTATCCATATGACTCAGAAAATTATTGAATACTGATCTTGTGTCTAAATCATTAATGTAAGATAAATACATACAAGAATCCAATCCGAAAAAGCCCATTATCTCTGGTTTCTCCAAGTTAAAAAACCCAAAGTTTGGGCTTTTAAACTTAATTAAATCATGATACAGATAAATGAACAGATCATCAGAAAATAGTCCAAATGTTCTGTAATTCATTCTTGCTTGATTTATCATCACAATTGTTGCAGTGTTTACATCACAGCCATTTTCAACTAAGTTTCTTCTTGTGTTAGAAAAATTGTGAAATCTATCAATTAGCTTTTTTGTGGTTGGTACTTCGGTAGCAGCTTTTATAAACTTGCATGTCCCTACAAAGTTAGTGTTATTACTGTGAAATATTTGATTAAATTCTCCAATGTTATTTGAATTGAATAACTCACTTTTGTCTAAAGACATTTTCTTACATGACAATGAGGATATTACTTTAGGCAATATTCCCATTAGTCTCATTACCAACTTTATCTTACTAGAATAACCCTCTTTTACTTTTATAACTTTCTTCTGAAATTGGTCATCGGATGATGATAACCTCAAATTAAACACTTTTGTGTCACTAGGTAACGAGCCATCTTCAACAAATATTTTAATTATAACTTCACACATAACTGTTACTATCATCATATCGGCATCTCCATCTGATCCTGATAGGTTTTGTAACCATCCTTGACCCATATTTGATCTATTCTTTATAGCTACCTCTAGGAACTCTATGATATCATGCTGAGAATTTTCATCATTGAACTGCTTTTTCAACTCACTCAAACTCTCTAAATAAAAATCTGAGTCTTTTATTAGTGTGTTTATCACGGATGAATTTAATATTATCCTCTTTTCTGTTATTTTGTTCAATATATGACAAAAGAAAATAAAAATTGGT